TTAGAATTTGTAAACCATATTATCCTCATACTTGCCGTTATGACTTACTGAGGTTTGCACTGCTATACTTTGTGCATCATCAAAAGTCTGCCAGTTATCCCATTTACCCTCAACCATTGCATCAATAAAGCGGATAAACTCGCTTTTGGTCGAGCTGAAGAACACATAAGGTGGTTTTGTTAGGTGAATTAGCCGCAGGAAATCCACCAAATCAAAATAACGCTTTTGGTTTGAAGCGTTTGGTAGTATGCGAGAGTAATCCACTACCACCAACTTTATTTTTTATCCTTTTTAAAAATTACTGCCAATTGATTTGGGCTAAAACGCCAGCCATCATTACTCTGTTTGATTAAATTAAAACACCACTCCGAACAAAAATACTTATCCTGTTTTTGCTTAACACCAAACGCAATCCCCACTACACCTCGCCAGTCATAAGGTTTGCCTTTGGTTTGCTCAAAATAGGCTATTACCTCTCTCTCAGTTAAATCCGTAAGCTCAATTAAATCCCATTTACCATCATCAAGATTAATTACTGTTTGCCTTACGCCACCGTCACGAGGGCTTGAGGTATAGCACTCATACCACACCTCTCGGTGGTAATGGTCTTTAATCTCGCTCTTACAAACCGCAATCTCACAATGTGAGTATTTGCCCTTTGTAATTTTGCGAATGAGCCAATCTGTTAAACGGTCATATAAACTACCACCTGAGCCTTTGTAGAGAGCTAAATAGACCTTATACATCACCCCCTCCTTTTTGGATTAAATCCCAAACTTGTGTAATTGCCTCTAATACCGAAATTTGCTCATTGACTGTCTTAATAACTGCGCCATTACTTTCTTTTTGCACCATTTGGTGAGTTTAATGATTGTCATCTATCCCTCCTTGCGGTAGCTGATACACAGGCTCAATCGCTTGCACTTGCTCTAAGGTTTCCGCTGCATTCAAGCGGTCTTCGTAGGCTTGCCGTTGCCCCGCCATAAGCGAGGAAACTTTTTGATAGATTACCGCTTTTTCATAAGCTTTTTGACGTAATACATTAAGTGGTACACCTCGAGTTTGGCTAATCCACTCCAATGTTGGCGTAGGAGTTGTATTATCTTTTACCCACGCTATTGCCTCTTGCCGTTGAATCCCCCAAGTATCACGCTCAAAAGGCGGTGTTTTATCATAATCTGTTAAGTCATTGATAAACGCTTGTGCCTGTTGGTTGATATCTGCCAACTTTGCAGATTTAGCCGTTAAAATGACCGCTTGTAAATCAACCTTAATTTGCTCATAAACAAATTTTCCATTTATAAATCGCTCCTTGCCGTTTGCTTTGGCGAGGTAGGCTTGGTATTGCTTGTCGGTTAATTTGGGCATCGTCTCAAAATCCAAATTGGGATAGATTGCCGTAAAATCACCATCTATCAGCTCATAATTACCTTGCTCATCTATCACATGTACATAATAAGTCATTAGTAACCCTCCACAACCACGTATAAGTCCATATCCTCGTCGTTAGCTCCCCGAAATCGCGAGATATTAATATTGACACTTGATTTATTGGTGTCATTGCCATAGATTTGCCACGCACTAATCCACTCTCCTGCCTCTGTATAATAGGTTGACGCGTTGCTTGATGATCTTATTGGTTTTGGGCTAACGTCAATAATCTTGTTTGGCATCGCCGTCCAAAGTGGGATATTAATTGTGCGGTGTCTATCGCCAGCATTAGCCGTATCCTCAAAGCTAAACCATGCAGGCTTAATATTTTTGAGGTGCATAATTTGGATAATCCGTCCATCAGGGTAGATTGTTACACTACCTACCGTGCTGTAACTCTTACCCGTTTGCAGCGGGAATGTATTAGTACGGGATTTATTACTGCGGCTAACAGACGATTTAACTGTATTAACGATATCCCCAATTAATGCCATAGTGCCATTTTGACGTGGGATACCAATAGCAGCCTCATTACCGTAACTTGCATTGCGATATACGATACTACCAATACTATTAATGCTATCAGGTGACACCTCCAGGATTAAGCGCTTATTCGCTTTGTTGCGCAGCTCGACTTTAGACCAATCACCACTATTGATAACCAAATCACCAAGTAATGTACCGCCTGTTAGTGGGAGTCTATCTAAACCATCAATCCTTACCCAATCACTCCATCCCTCAGGCTGTTGATTACGTACAAAGACATATTTTGTGTCCCACGTTGTATAAGTTTGCATAACGCCATAAGCTGAGTATATAACCTGCAATGCTCCTGCTTTTGTATTGGGATAGTTTCTGCTACTTGTGGCATTGACATTGGCTTTCTGCCCGTACAGACCAACCGTAGTAACGTTATTTAAATTTTCAGCTGTTAGGGATTTGACCAATGCCCCATCTGTAATGCCGTATCCCTCTAAAGTTGTAGCAGGAGACTGCTTGGCGTTTGCCGTACGTTGGGCGTTATCCGCTGCTGTTTTAGCCTCTGCACCTTTGTCGTAAGCAGTTTTAGCCGCTAAACTTGTCGCAACCGTATCCGCACTGTTGCTAGTGACGGAGTTTGATTTTTTGCTGTTGGGGATATAGCCACCAAGAGCAGTATTAACCCAGCTCTGATAAGCAACAAATTCCGTGTCCCCTGATTTTGGGTAAAACGCACCATTTTGCCTTACTCCCTCGCTGTTAAAATAAGCAACTGCGTAAAAATTAGGTGAGCCATCAGGAGCGCCCTGTGTGAGAGTATATTTACCCGTTGAGTTATAATGCAATACGCTAACATAATCCGTCCCATTATTAAGAGATAGACTGCCCGTCATCGTGTCGCCACTTTTGCTCACTCGCCCATTGGCGTTATCATTAGCGCTTTTTACTGCGTAGCTCGTCGCGACCGTATCCTCACTATTGCTAGTGACAGAGTTTGATTTTTTGCTGTTGGGGATATAGTTTGCAAAATTGCGGGTATTAGACTGCACCTTTAAATTGATATTATTACAATATGCTTTAATCGCCTCGGCGACTTGGTTTTGTCGTCCCCCGTCAGGTTGCATATTGCCAAGCACTAATACGTTTTTTAACTCCTCAAAAACATCCTGTACTCGCTCTTGCACACCGTTAAGCCACTCAGCGGTTACAATCGTGCCAAGTGTGCCTGTTGCCGGATTGCCATTAATAAAACGTCCGGTATTTGAGTTAATATTAGGTAACTTATTTTTCATTTTTTGTCCCTATTTATAGGCAAAATAGCAGTAAGTGTGAGCCGGTTTTAAATCTTGGAAAAACTCCTCCAAAATCCTATCGCCAAAGTCTGTTAAACGATCGCCGGCAGAAGATTGCCCTGCACGAAATCGGGTAATATTGTCATCAGCATTTTTTACATCAACTCGCCACATATACCCGAGCACCTCCGATGGAGAATTTTGAATAGGTATATCACCGGCATTGGGCAAATCATTGGCTAAATGCGAGAACTCTTTAATCTCGATTTTGTACCCAATAGACTCGGCGAGCTGAATAAAATAAGGGATAGACAAACCACCCACCGCATTAAGTTGGATAATGACCCGCTTTACTCGGTCGCTGTAAGATTTGGTTAAATCAGTCGCAATACCACACACACGCTCCCAGTCCGCCAACATTGTGCGGGAGGTAGCAGGCTCAATGGCTGCAAGCATTTCTTCCGCGCTATCTTGTAAGCGGTCAAAGCAACGCCCATCAATCTCACATTGAGCGACAAAACGCTCTCCGTTAATATCGTAAGAAACAGGAGGGTAAAGTCGCTTTAAAATATCAGCGTGGGCATAATCGGCCATTACCTCATCTCCTCAACAGTAACGTTACCCAACCTAAACCACTCTACATTTTGTGATAGGTCAGCCGTTAAATTTTCAATTGGTGTGGTAATTTTGCGATCTACCACACCAATTAAATCACTCACAATCGCCTCACATTGGGAGACAATCACACTATCAGCCGGGGCTAATTGGTTAAAGTAATCGCCTAGAGCCGTTTTGATTTCTGCCGTAATGGCACTTAAACTCACACCGCTTAGCTTAACTTGGATATCAAAATTAATCCGTCTGGCGGTTGGCTTAATGACTTTTGCCTCTTTGGCGGTTACCGGGCGGACCTCATCAATATAGGCTTGCACCTTATTAACCGTCTCATCACTCGGCAAATCATTATTACTGGTAATCACAATATCGACTGTCCCCAAACCACGGCGGAGCGGATAAACAAACGCCGCCTCAACACCGTCCACATCTAATGCCCACTCTTTGTAATCATAGCGATTACCACCGGCGGGCGGTCTGCGAATACGAGTCAGCAAACGCTCAAGTAGAGAGCTATCGCTCTCCGCATCCGTGCCGCCGACAATCTCACGCAATGTACAAGCGGTCTGAACACCGGCAGGAGCAGCAGTAAAATTAGCTGGAGTAGAGGCAATAATATTTTGAGACGCTCCAGTGCTAAGGGACCGAACCTTTAAGGTAACAGAGGAGCCGCTAATCGTCCCTGCCTGAGTTACCTCATAAAAACGCCCATCAGCTGTCACAACTTGTTTGCCCACCTCAATATGGGAGCCTGCATTACCAAACACCTCAAGCCCCAAGCCACTCGCATAGGTTGCATTACGGCGTTTAATCCCTCGCAACCCTGCGTGTTTTTCCAGATACTCGCTGTCTGCGGTATCCGGGAAAAATTGCTTAATTGCCCATTTTTGATGAGCGTAAACGCCCTCAGCCACCGCAGCTAAGCTACTGGCACGAGCGTAATAATCTGAGTCCACTGTAATATCGGCTGTAGGCTCAAGTGACACAACATCTCGTAAGATATTGTCTCTAATCTCATCTAAAGTCGGGTTAATAAACATTTTTTAAATCACTTTTACGTTATGTTTAAATTGATAGGTTTTGCCACGGTTATCTGTGACTTGGATATTAAGATTTAACGAGCCGTCTTTCGGCTGCTCATGTGTCACCGTAATGCTTTTCGCTCGTCCGTCATCAATAATCGGCTGCAAAGCTTCTTCGGCGTACTGTTGGGCTAACAGCCCCACACGGCTTAAATCTTTTTCACGACTAATAAGATGGAGCAGAGAACCTACACGCCCATCTGCCCACCACGAGCCTTTAGGGGTTGTTAATCTGATATACACTGCATTTTGGAGTGTATCTATGTAGTCACTTGTATAGTCCCGAGTGAGCGGGCTGATTTCTCTGTCCATATTGCTATGGTAGAGCGAATGAAGAAAGGAGTAAGGGGGAAGGAGTTCCACAAACAGCAAGCGGTCGTTTTCTGCAAAAAATTTGCAAAATTAGACCGCTTGTAAACTAACTATTTGGCTTGCCACGTCCATCGCTTTGATGGGTATGGTTTTTAAGAGATACCGTACCGGCAGTTACATCCCCACTAGTTTTAAAGCTACCGCTGGTTTGGCTTACGTTACCGCTAAAGCTCGCACCATTTCCACCTTGCACCGCCATTCCGCCATTGCCGCTGATTTGCCCTTGTGAAACAAACTGCTGGTTGGTTTCCAGTTTCGGGGTTTTAAAATTCGCTCCGCTGCTTGCAGTAACAGAATATTGCTTACATTTAACGTTAAAGCTATCGCACTCAATATCAATAACCCGTCCATTTTTTAAAATGATGGTTGAGCCGCTCGAATCATAAATAGCCGTCTCGCCGTTTTTCAGATTTTTAACCCGAAACGAGCCGTTTTCGGTCGCCACAATAATGCCGTGCGTGGTTTTACCGCCAAGCGGAATCACCACCGCCTGCGTGCCGGATGGCGGCACAGAGGTAAAACCAAAGTGCTGCATTAACTCTAAGTCTTGGATAGTCTCATCAGCTAAGCCAGAAACTTGCACCTGCTGAATATCACTGCCACTTTTGACTAAATTGAGTACCCCCCTAAAAGCAGCTCGCACGCTATCTTGCACACCTTTTGCCACCTCTTTTGTCTGTTTTGCTAATTTTCGCATCATTGCCCCAACTCCCAAGAGCCTACATACTCCACCTGCTCTTTTTTCTTGCGCCCTTTTTTGCCTTTTTTCGTCTTGGCTTTTGAGGCTTTATCACCTTTTTTGCCTTTACGCTTACGAGCCTCTTCCGCTTTAGCCTGATAAGCATCCGGAGTCCACACACCATCTAGTTTTAACCGCAGCTCCGTAGTTGTGCCACCTGTACGAGAAAGCCTAAAACGTCGTCCCATCAAAAAGAAAATACCATCTAAATCGTACTCCTCACACACAACGTGAACCCGTTGCCCAGCTTGCCACAGTGTGCCGTCTTGGGTTTTATGATCCGGCACAATAATCGTAAGGCTAAACGACTCCAACTGCCAATCCGACACCTGCTTTTTCGCCTGTTTCATCAAGGCTTCAAGGTTCTCCACATCGCCCAGCACAATAGTTTTAGGCTTATAAAGCTCCATCTCCTCGTTTTTATAAACCCATTTAAAATCGTGCTTGGCATTGTCAGACTCCTTACCGTGTTTTTGAGCGAGAAACGTCACCTCCGAATAACTTTGCGACACATCGTAAGAGAGTGTGGCATCCACAAAGTTATTTTTGCGGGTATCTCCCGACTCTTTCACGCAATAGAGCGTTGCCACAGGCGGTTGAGCATAATCTGCACCTCCGACAATTAACACGCCTTTCGGATCAAACCAACAATGCAAACCGGCAGAGTTGGCACACCGCATAATCGCCTCCCACGCTGATTCGCCCACGTCAATATCGACCTTGCTTAAGGTCGGGTTTTTCTCGGCTTTAAGTTGCACCTCTTTAATACCAAGCGGAGTTACAATTTTCTTGACGGCATCAAGCAGAGATAAGCCTTGCACATTGGTAATCGGGGCAGAGCAATCCACTAAAATTGAGGCTTTATCACGTCCATTTAGGCTAAACCCACGCCCGCTTTTGCTAATGGTGTGGTGTGTGGTATCCACAATGCCGGTAAGCACCGTTTCACCGTTGATTTTTACCATCGCCGTTTTGCCGGAATAATTAGGCAATACCTCTAGGTTGCTGGATTTTCCCAACTCAAAGTTAAAACTATCCGCCGGAATCAAAAAATCACTGTCAATATCGTAACTTTTCCAGTTTTTATGCTGTGAGCCGTCAATCTCCACCACAATCTCATTTTCAATCATTATTTTACTCCGAATAACAATTTAACAATGTGCCACGCTCAATCACATTCGGGTGGCTAATATGCGGATTAAGTCGTAATAACTCATCAGCCCGCTCATAATCCCCGTAAAAAGCGTGAGCCACTTGTGGCAACGTCCCACTCATCTCTACCGCTTTAACAATTAACGGCGGTTTTTGGTTAATTGCTGCTAATGCAATTTGCATTAAATCACTTGCACTATTTCGTAACATCTCGCTTAATTCGTGGGTTGCTGTGTAAAGCCCGTTATTCGGCTCATTAACTGCTAAATTTTGCTGTGACTCTTTTTGCATTGACCGTACCCAATTTAGGCTATTAAGTAGCGATAACCGAGCTTGCGTGGTGATATACTCAATTTCGTCTGGTGTCATTGCCTCTGACTGAGCCTCAATCATCTGCACCGCAGTTTGAGTCAAAACCGCCGAACTCATTAATTGCAACGCACATGCTAAGGGGTTTAAATCTGCCTCAGTAAATTGCGTGGCTAAATAACCTTGGGCTTGTCGGTCACGTTGTTTAAAAAATTGAGCCGCTGAGGTAATGCGTTGTGATTGCTTGGTTTTAAGCAATCGTGGGATTTTACTCACCTCATCAAAATCCCGAACTAAGTCACTAAATACAGACTTAACACTCAAGCCAGCACTAAATTGACCTTGATTAATCACACGCTTAAAGGCTTTAAAAAACAAGCCGATAGCCTCATTGCTTTGCGGTAAAAATGATGTTTTACTTACCCCTAACGGCAAATCATAAAGACTATTATCAAAATCAAGCAGGCTAAATAATTGCTCACCAGTATAAAAAATCGCAGACCATTGAGACATCAGCCGCTTTTTCACGTTATGAGCAGCCACAACCATTTCCATATTTTTAGCCCACCAAGCGGTGACTTTTTCCACAAAGCTTTCAACTTGTAGCAAATACTTATCAATTTTAGAGAGCAAGCTATTTTCAAATACAAAAATAGGCTGCATTTCCGAGGCTTCGGCAAAATTAAGGTCGAGCGACACATAATTCACGTTGTCCGCATCGTGACGGAGATTGGCTGACAACAAAAGCATATTTGGCATACGCCCACGCACAGGGTGGACTAGCACCCCAACCCCTCGCTTTTGCACCATTGCTAAAAAGGCTTTATAGTCGGCATAATAACCCTCGCCAAACAATACCGCTTGTAGCCGTACTGTTTGTTTATTGAGCCCCATATCCTCTAAATCAGCCCCATTTACAAAAGGGTAGGCGTGTTCAACTACCGCTCGCTCAAAGCTATCATCTACCGCAAGCACATCAAAACGTACACCTTTAAAACTTGCCTGCTGAATAGGCACTGTCCAACCGCTCATTACGCCATCCTTTTGTTAAAATTAAATATATGATTTGCAACTTTTTCAGCCACTACAGCACCATCAAGTTCTACCGTAATTTGATTCGCAATAGTATGAGATTGCGAGGCAAGCCCTGCTTCAATGCCGGCTGAAATAGTTGCCCCAAATGCCTGAAAGTCGGCTTGGTAAGTGGCAAGGGTATTGCTTACCGAATCCACTTTGGGGCGTAAATCTTGCGAGATTGCCTGCTGTAAATTTGGGATTGTACTTAATACGCCTTGTACCGCCCCCATTGGATTACCATTTGGCACTTGTGGTCGTGGAGAAGCATTTTGCAATGTAGGTATATTAATTACATTGTGTGCAACCGTATTGGCTACATTTGGTAAATGTACACCAGCAGCTTGTTTCGCTTCATAGGCTCTCACATCTTTTCGATATTGCTCAAGGGTCTCATTGCTGCGAAAAAACGAGTGTAAACGGCTACCTAAAATCTCTTTTTTGTATTCGTACATTTGACGAGCTTGATAATTAGGATCGTTTAATTGTGCTTTTCTCTCCTCACTCATTGGAGCTTGGTCGCCATGTAGCATTGTGGCAACACCGGCAACACTTGCAAAAGAACCACCAACAGAAAGCAATTTACCTACTTTTCCTTTGCCTCCGGTAGCTTTTGATGATTTATCAAATAAATCACCTATTCCACCATCATTACCTTTTTTACCTGTTAATAAATCAAGCACGCTAGATGCCGCAAGAGCAGCCCCAAAGATTTTAACGGCATCAGTTGCACCGCTAACAAACTGGGTTAAATTAGGGTATTGGTTAGCATAGCTAGTTAAGTGTTCTGCTAAAGTACCTAACACACCGTTTACTTTGTCAAAATTTTCCATTTGGGCAAATTCAGTCGTATTTTTGATTGCCTCTATCTTATGGGAGTTAGTATCACGGATAACTGCATGTGATTGTTCGACCGCCCCATCACTGGCTTGTATATCAGCACGCACACTATCGCCTAACTCTTTATTATTTCGGATAGCGACTAATGCCATTAACGCTTGACGGTCTGATACAACTTGCCCTACTGCGGTAGCCTCAATCAAATCGGTCATTTGTTCTAATAGTTTCTTAGCCTCTTCGCCTTTAGCATTTTTTATCCGCTTTTGGAGCATTTTATACTCGTCATTATTAACAACAGTATCCTCCATAACAGACATAAATGCCTGTAATGAGTCTTGCCCCTTGCCTTTGTAATGTTCCATTGATTTGAGATAATCAATGGCTCTAACCTTACCATCACTACCTTTATACTTAATCTTCTCAATTCGGTCGGTGGTCTCTTTAGAGGTAATTTTGGCTAACAGGTTTACAAGGTTATTGCCTGCCTCATCACTACTCCCTGCGGTTACTCTAGCTTGCTGATTAGCGACTAATAAGGCTTCCAACCCCTCAAGCCCACGCAAGCCAATAGATTTACCGGCAGCCATCTGTTGTGGCAACCAGCGAGCCATATCTGCAAGCTCAAAGTTACCAGCTTGCCCTGCTGCAACTGCCATATCTAAGGCACGACCAATATCTTCTTCTTTGATGCCAAACTGTTGCATAGAGGAGATCGCAATTTTTGCCATATCCTCCGAGCTTGCCCCTGTTGCCACAGCACCTTTCTGCAAAGTAGGTAATAAGTTCATTGCAGTTTCAGCTTTCATCGTTCCTGACGCAATTAACGTATCAAGAGTCAAAAGAGCATCTTCCTTTGTGCCACCTCCCACTTTAACCGCCTCTTGTACCGCCTCCAATAGCTCTCTTTTGCCCTCAATACGTCCTTTAACATCACGATCAGAAAAAGCGGTGTTTGATGCCATTGCTAACTGTCGGTCAAATTCCATCTGGTTTTTGGCGGGTTGTCGAGCCATTGCTACACCTGCTGCAATGCCAACGCCTGCACTCATCAACCCACGCCCAAAGCCTTTAGCCTTATCCCCAAAACTGCTTTTTCCCAGCTCTGCATTCAGTTCTCGCACTCGTTGCTTAGTGGCTTCTGAGGCTCGGCGGAGTTCGTTTTGCGAGGCAACGCCGGAGCGTTTCAAACGGTCATAGGCTGCTCGGGTCTGCTCAATCTCACGTTGGATCGCATTTTCCGCCCGTACACCTAAGGTTTCACGGGCTCGGCTTACATCAGCAGCCACTTTGCGAGCATTACGATAACTCTGCTCAATCTTCTTATTTGAGGTTTCTGTGGCATTTGCCGCTTTTTGTGCTGCTTGTGTTTGGCTATTTCCGCTTTGCTGCGCCGCACGCTCGGTATCCTTAATGGATTTTTCTGCATTTTTAGCAGTATCTTTAACCACCTTAGAGGCATTATCCACCGCAGTTAAAATTAGCTTAGCTTCTAAATCTTTTGCCATTTTTAAAGTCTCTTTAAACTGGTTTTAAACCTATAAAAAAGGGGCTTTCGCCCCTATTCAATTTTGCCACGCCGAGTAAAAACATAGCTTTCGTGTTTCACTTCGCTATTCGCACCCATTGGGCTGTGCGGTGTTTTCACGCCTTCGCTCTCTAAGTAGCTCTCAATCCACGCAAACACTTCTAACAGTGGCATTTGCCACACTTGTTCGGCGGTGATTGCAAATTTTGAGAGCAAAATCACCGCTTGTCGGTACTGCTTAAAGGCTTCCGCTACGCCAAATCGGGATTTACCGGGCTCTCGCTTTGGCTCGCCCCATTTTCTGACCGCTTTTTTCTAAGATCCAACGTTGCCTCAATCAACGTCCAGTAATCATCAGCGGCAAGGTTGTCAAACAAAAATTGAGGGGTAACGATCTCTTTATCCAAACCGGCAAAGCTCACTTGTTGAGAGAGATAAGCCATATCAACCAACGTTTGCTCACGCTTTGATAAGGTTTCAGAGTCTTCCTCAAGTCCTAAATCAGCGATCATCTCTTGAGCAGTACATTGACCGCCCATTGTCAACAGTCGCACCGTGCAATCACGATAGATTACGCCGTTATGTTCAAAACCGAGTAGGGTGATTTTCATTATTCTTCCACCTTACGCAACGCATTTAGCTGAATATCACGCACCGATTCACCATCAACGGTGTAAGACTCGCTTACATCTGTACTAAAGCAACCTAAATAAGACGTGCGTTTCTCAGTATTATTGAGCGGATAACGGGTTAATTTGGCATTTTTGATATTCGCCCAATCAATATAAGTACCATCTTGCGGTTCAACGGCAGTTACCGAAATAGTATGCTCTTCAATACCTTGAGCATAACCTCTGGCACGTCCGGAACTGTTCATTGTCTTAACCAGCTTGCGACCGGTTACGGTTTTTACATCAAGTTTGGTAATTTCAATCTCAACGCCGTCCACCTCAAGCACGCAAGAGCCTTCATATACAATCGACATCTAGTACCCCCTATAAAATTAACGTAATTTTGTTACGAATAACGTGCAAGCCATTAACCACATCCGCAGGGATTTCTAAATCTAAATACGTTGGGTCTTGAGCATTACGCACCACCAATAAGCGAGATTTCCACGCTTCCACGTTTTCAATCACTTCCTCGCCTTCGAGTTGATAAAGTACGTCTAAAATTTCTGAACGCACTTTCGCCACAATACGGTGCGAGTTTTTCGCACGAGGGAAACGCAAACGCTGACGGGTTTGAATTGCCTTACGCACATAATCTAACGTGCGAATCGTGGTTAAATCCAAATAGCTTGGGTCGTCCGTGTTGGTGGCGTTCTTGGTGTAAGTGGTAATCGCACGGGTAATCTGCACACGGCTAGCCACCACCTCAATCGGGCTTAAACCGTGATATAACGCTTGGTTTACCTCAGTAAATAACGGCTTTTGCGAGTCGTCCACCAGCGTTAAGCCTTTAATTTCAAGGGTGTTTAATGGACGAGCAGGATCTTCTTCGCCTGCAATCACCGCCCCAAGCCCTGCCGCAATCATTGCGTTAGACTCCACCGAACCTTTATACCAGCCCACAATAATGCGTTCGCTATTGAGGCTTGCGGTTAAGGTTGTGCCTGTCGCATAAGTGCCACGCCAACCCATTACACCTATAGCCGGTTTATCTTCAATCGGGGCAGACACCGATTCCAAATGGCTACGTAATGCAAGGGCATTTTCATCGTCTGAAAACGGAGAGATAATCACGTTATAATGCGTACCGGCAACGCTTGCTAAAGCAGGGGCAATTTGAGCATTACGCTGACCATCTGCAAAAGCACTTGCCTCAAGGGTTAAACCTGTTGCCGTATTGCGTGTTGCAAGCGTGATTTCATTGCCGATTTCACCTTTCGCTTTTGCAGTGAGTTTCAGCGTGGTTTCGGTTTCAGCGCTTGCCACTACTGGGCTATAGCTTGCCGCATTAATTACATTAACTAAACGAGCCACCACTGCTTGAGCCTCTTCGCCTTTAGCGGCTGCCACCTCATAAGCCGTACCAGCAATCGTAATACGCACCACACCTGCATAAGTAACTGTGCCGGTAAAGGTAACTTGACCGCTTGCCGCAACACCGGCATCGTGGTCTTTTAAGCCCACCACCGTCAAACGGATTAATGGGTTATTTTGGATCGCTTGACGAACCATTAAATGAGCAACCGAGCCTTTACCAAATAAGGTTTCTGCTTCCACATCGCTAAACAGCTTATGCGGTGCGGTAAAGGCTGTTTCGCCGCCTGTCATTGGGGCAATAATCAGCACTTCTTGCTCATTGGTCGGCAAGGTAGTTACTGCATCTTTGTTGTTGTATTCCGTTAGCACACTTGGTTTACGGATACTATTCGGGATTTGGTCAAATTCGATTTTAGACATTGCTTACCCCTTTATCTTTCGTACTTTTAGACTCATTACCTTTCACGACAATCAAATCGCCATCGGCAATGCGGCGTTGATAGTAAAGCGTGTTTTCTACCTCTACCACCTCTTGTTCAATATAGTTGTGCGGTCTGCCTTCAACCGGCACACGCACGCCTTTTGCGGCTTTCACTTTTAACATTTAATCACCTTCTTTCAATTTTGTTGTAAATGCGGCTTGGGCGTCATTGTTAGGGTCAAAAATCCGATTATTAACACCTGACAAATCGCCTAATGGTTGGTCTAACTTGCCTTGATACTGCTTAAACATCTGCTCATCTTCGGTAATCCCTTCGGGGTATCTGCCATCATCAAGCACCTTGCACTCGTTGTAGCTGATCTCAAATTCAATGGCATAGGCAGAGAGCTTTTCTTTTTTCACCTCTGCATTATTCCAAATGGTACGGATTCGCTTAGGCTGGATAGGCTGGACTAAACCGTCTAAAGTCTGGTTAATCAATAAGGTCTTAACTGCCCCCAATAGCTGATTTACCCCCACCTCTCGGCTTGTTACGCCACCTAAACGTCCAGCCGTCTGATTTCGCATTGAGCGAGTAATAACCAACACCACAAACACATCAGTGGCTTGATAGCGTTTACCTCTTACTCCCATTGATTTCGCCTCGAACGCCGAGCCACCATAAGAGACAAGACAAGCAGGCAAACGCCGAACATCTAACTGCTCATCGTTAATTTCTCCGGCATAACCGGCAACGGCATACACCATCTTGCCTAAGCCCAGCGTTAAACGCTCAATCAAGGCTTGCTCAATTTTGCTAATCATCTACGGTCTCGCCCCCAAATACGGTTGCCCCCATTGAAAAACTGCACCGTGTTTTCACCATCTGCCGATTCAGCGGCAGCCTCTTCATCCAAGCTCAACGACACCACACCCTTAGAGATGTTTTCTAGCTCTTTTAGGCAAAACTTATAGCGGTTTTCCACTTCTTCCGTCATCGTCACAGACGATTTACTGGTTAAGTGATAACGAGCCAAATCACAACAAATCCGCACTAAATTTTGTGGCACAGTTGCTAATGGGAGCTTGTAACGCCCACTTAAATAGCCGTCAATTTGGCTGGAGGAATCCGCTAACGCTACTTGCAGCAAATCTTCATCGACCACGCCTTGCATTTCACGGTCGGTTAGTTCAATGGATTCCTGTTCGCCAATTCGCACGACAAAGTCATCTACCTGAGCGTACATCGCTATGCCTCAACTACCGGCACAAATTCCAAATACGGATCTTCCGCAAGCGTAATAATCTGCTCACCGGTCAAGGCTTCACGAGGGATTTCTACCGCCGTTTCTTTGTTAAAACGGTAGCCACAACGCCCATAGGTCGCCTGTGGGTGAATGGATTTCAGTTTGATTTCAAAGGCGATAGGATTAATCAAAGCACCGTCATCTGGCTTAGTTTCACTTTCAGGCGGTTTAGGTTGTTCATCCGTTTTATCTTCAGGCTGTTTATTCACTTTATCTTCAGGCGGTGTATTTTCGTTTGTGTTCAAAGCTTCACTGTCATTTTTCTTTGGTTTTGCCATTTTGCTACCCTCTCAAAATGGGCGTATTGCTACGCCCAACATTAAACCTATTCAGTAATAAATGGATTTACTACCACCTTTAATACGCCTTTTAGCGTATTAGTGGTGCCGTTAATCAATTCCGCCTCAAGCAATTTGCGTGCAGCAAACTCAAGCGAAGGTGGCACAAGCAAGGTGGTCGGGCGAATATTTAACTGCTTATCGCCATCGCCTTTTAAGGTACGCATTGCAGTTAATACTTTTTCCAACGTTTCACTGTTTAACTCACTATCTTCAACACGGTGAATTAACTGCCAGAAACCAAAACCGGCATTACCACGAGAGCGAACACCCCATAAATATTGGTCTTTCATAAAGACGTGGTCTGACTCACTTGGGTCAAACTTCGTTTCAATTTCAGGTGTAGTGCGTTCTTGCCAAATTAACGGCTTAATGGCTTGGCTATCATCTAGCACATAGAACGCAGGCTTACCGCTGGCAGAGCCTGTAGTGATATTACTTTGCGTTTTACTTGTGCCGGTTCCATCAACATTCTGATAAACAGGGTGATCGGTATCAAAGAAGTTCTGACCATCATAGCAAAGGGTTGTTTTACCTTTTTTCAACAAGCTAAAGACCAAATCATCCGGTAATTCAGCCGCACTTTGAGCAGCTTGTTTCACCATTGGGGTAAATAAGCCTACTTGGTCATCTTCAATGGCAGTACGAGGCACGGCAACAGTTGATTCAAATAATTTATTCTCAATCGTCATCCCTTGTGCTTGCATATTTTTAATTTGACGGTCACCCACCCATTCTTGCATTTTCGGAAATTGACCCAACCAAGCATAGGTATTAGTTGCAGTGCTGGAACTTACCTTCATCGCAACCGTACCCCATTGTGGTTCAAGCACTTTTAAACCGGCACTAAATTCTTTGCGAAATGCAGTATCAAGTGCCTTTAATAATTCAGATTTTTTAAACATTACTTGGATTCCTCCGTTTTATATTTTTCAATGTAAGCTGTTTCGCTTAAACCAAGCGATTTTGCTGCTGCAATTTCCGCAGCCGATAACGCCACTTTCTCAGCACCTTTATTCGGATTTTCACCGCCCGACTGCGTACCGTTTAATGCAGGGTTAGGTGTTACCGTTTTCAAAAAGTCCGATAATGCCACTAAATTCTGCTTACCTAAATTCTCCGCCCACTCTTTTTGAGCAGGTAATAAACGACCATCTGAGAGTGCAGCTTGAATTAACGCATCACGCTCTTTGTCGTTCATTTGTTGCTTTAAGCCATTCAGCTCAGTTTGCACCGCTTGTAAGTCGCTTAATGCCACATATTTAGCCGGGTCGGGGTTATTCACTTTTGCGGATAACGCCACCACATTGCCTTGCTCTTTGGCAAGCTCGGCATACACATCGCTCAACGCTACAGGGCTATCGCCTTTGGCTTTATCCAGTGCCGTCAGCTTTTCGGTAATCTGCTCATCGGTCGCATTTGCCGACAATGCAAATAATTTAATTAAGAGTTCTTTCATTTTTGGATTTTCCTCTTCGGGGGTTAAAAATTTGGCAAATTGGCTAGACATCGCAACCACCTCTTGCAGATTATGCAAGGCAGGGCGGTTAGTTAAGGCGGCATTAAGTACCTTAATCACCATTCCGCTGCCGTCTGTCAAAAACAGCGGTGAGAGGTAACGATAAACACCGTCTTTAATCTCTTGAGTAGCTTGCGGAGTCCATCTCACGTCAGCAAATAAGCCTTCACCGGAGATATATTCCGCTTTGGTAATCCAACCCGCAGCAGGGTTGCCTTTGCCGTTATCTTGGATATACAAAGTCTGATGCTCATAATCAATCATCAGATCAATCGCAGTGTTGTTAATATCATCGGCTAACGCATAGCCATTCTCGTCACCTACATACCAACGTCCTCCACGCCCGTCTTGAGCCTCAAACCAACCAAAAGGGAAAAGTTGAATACGTCCATTTGCCTCTTGGTTGAGCTTAAAACTCAATGCAATGGGGTTTAGTTTGAATTTCTGCTTAAACACAAAAACACCTCAAAACAAATTAATGAGGTTAGAGCATAAATAATTGAGAAAAAAGAAAAGAGGGGAGCAACTTCCACAAATTGCAAATTTTTAGGAAAAAGTAACCGCTTGTATTAAGAAAGAAATTCAACCTATTTTAAAACGCTTTAAATCCGCTTTAAAAAATTTTAAAAAAGAAAGAATGATAAATCGTACCATATAAAACAAAAACGCCCCTAATCGTTAATTTGGGGCGTTTTTAGGGCGGTCATTTTAAGCCTAACCGATCAACTTTTGCCAATAGTCCTGCACATCCTCTAAAATATCTGCCTCATCTTGCTCTGTAAGCTGTAAAAACGGACGGGCAGGAATTTTCACTTTCCGCCCACGCCCAGCCATTCCACCGAATTGATGAATAGCCGCATAAGGCTCATTTGTACCAACTACCGCAGAATCATTATCGTAGTCTCTGGTAATGCTACTCATCAGATTTTCAGTATCCACAAGTGGCGTACCCTCACGATGTTTAATCCCCATCCAAGCAGGGCGACCGCCCACATCAAAGTTAGTCAGCACCGCAGATTCCATTGTGCCGGCGATATTCCGCATCAGGTCGGTTTTATCTTTGGTTTTGTCGGCAATACGGTTGAGAGTAGCAATAATCTCATCTATACCGTTAATTTGGATTTCAATCATTTTTTAACCATTTGAGTTGATTTTTAAAATAAACGGGGGTATATTTTAAACAGCCGCTAGAAAAGCGATGATAATCTCGAGGATCGCAAGCGATGAGGTGTAACAGACTCTGGACTGTGTGTAGGTGGTTCGAGCCCTACCTAGCGGCTAATTAAAAACCTTTTCCCACTGCTTATCACTTACCAATCTAAACGATTGCAAAAATATCTCATTATATTGAGCCAACACTTTTATCACTGCAAAATAACGCTTGCCGTTTAATTCTGCATAAAAACGCCACCCTTCACGCTCATCTAATTCGATTTTTAATGGATTATTAAAAATATCGGGTAAATTTGCATAATCTGATATTCCAAAATCCTGCCCCTCACGGCTATTAAACTGCTTAATCAGCGTATCATCAGACAGCCAAACCGTAGCCACTTTGCTATCAATCTGCTTTTGCGCTTCCTCACTTAACCGACCTGCCGCAAATTTAAAGTTCTGATTGAGGGCATTTCGCACCTTAACCATCTCATCGGCGGAGCGTTTTTTATTGCTGCCTTTGACTTGATTTACCGCATCTTCTAGCTTCTTAAAAGCCTGCTTAAACTCGCCCCCACTCATTTCCGCCTTAGCAAACTGATGAGCCAGTTTTTCAGGGTATAAATCCAAATTCGGCTTATAGGTCAAACGCCCCATGTTATAATCAAACCCTTTGTCAGCCAATCGCACCGTGCCGTCAGGCAGTTTAAAACCAATGGTTTCTTCTTGATTGCCGTGCTTATCTTTCGGGCGTTTGGCTTTAACCAAAAACGGCTCACTACTGCCGACCTCATCAATGCCTTTACGTTTTAAATCACGCTCACCCAGTGCAATCACCGTGCAACGGCAATTAAAGCCGTTAGGGGGGTAAAAGGTCGCCCAAAACGGATCGTCATAACGATAAATTTTGCCGTTTAACGCTTGATGAGCAGGGCGGGTACGTTGGTCGCCTACTGCCGAATACTGCCAATAAGGGCGGTTATCCACATTCTCCATATACCGCTGATAACGAGCCGCAGAATACGCTTGCTGCATATTGGTGCGATAAATCGTATTCAAACGGCGAGGCGTGCCGAAATGCTCACCGGTTTTCGGGTCGGCAAGTAATTTACCATCAATACCACGACTAATCGTCTTGTCGTGTCCATACACCCAGCCTTTCCGCTCAAATTCAGCCGTGAGGGTTTTCTTCCACTCGTTAAAGGATTTCCCCTCACGGCGTGCTTTTTCCATCGAATCATAAATATCACGGGTCATTTCAAGGCTTGTCATCTTGCTAATGGTAGTGGCTCGCCCCAATGCAGAGTCAAACAGTTCCTGCTTAAACACCTTACCGGCGAGCAATTTCTTCTGCTGTAAAAACTTAATCGCCTGCTTAGGCTCTAGCCCAATGGCAAAATTAACTTTCTGCATTCGCAGCCCCTAATAAATCCGCTAGAAATAACGCATTGGCTAAGTAGCGTTCGTGTTCTTCACTCACTAAGTCGGGGTAGGCTGCTGCTAGTTTCTCTGCTGCCTCATCATAAGAGCTACACGCCATTACCACCGCCACCGCCTTTTTCGTGATGGGGTCGAACTGCTTGTTAAAATCCGGCACGGCAAAGGCTTCATTGGCTAAGCTATCTAACGCATCTTGCTCTTTAATACCGGTTTGTGGTTGAGCCGACAAGGCGTGAACCTTACCCCCACAACCACAAGAACAACCTGTAAATTTTGCCGATAATCCCACCGCTTGCCCCGCTGTTGGCAGAGGAGCGACACGCCCCAGCACCGCTTCGCCCTCTTGAGCCTCCGGAATGCCTAATTTATCCATCGCCCATTGAGTCGGAATTGGTAAGCCAATATCCACCAATTTCGGTAGGCTGTCGGCAAACAACGCCAAGTCGGCAGGCTCTTTGGTATCAAACTCAAAACTCGGAATGCGGGTTGGGTCGATATTCCCGAAGTTAATTTGCAGAAACGGCAGAATAATTTGTTGGGTAAACGTCTGCCCCAGCTGCTTCACGTCCGACACCAACAAATCACGCCGCACTTCGTTATGCACATTGCCAAGGGCGTTGGTTGAGATTTTACCGTCCGCACCGCTGGTTAAGGTTTGCCCCAAAATCAAACGAGCGATAGATTTTTCACACCAATCCACCATTTGCAAAAACGGATTATTGCCGGCTGCACCGCCTGCATTAGCGGCGTTATGCAACTCAATACTCATCGACTCCGGCATAATTCCGGCAGCGTTGTGTCCGATTTCCGCTAACGCACGTTTTAACGTGTCTTTTTCGCCTTTGGTTGCCCCTGCACCGTATTTGCCAATCCGAATCGGCATACCGTACAGCTCTAAAAACTCGGCAAAGTCGTGAATGCTATAATGCTTAAACATATACAGCCACGCCAGCGTGCGGAATAAGTTATTGCGTGCGGCTTGCGTTGAGCGGGATTTATGCGTATGCACTACCCAGCCAAATTCTCGTAATGGCTCACCTTCGGTATTTTGTCGGGTTTTCAGCAACAGATTATCTACCTTATCCCACTTAAACCACGATTGCGGACGGTGGATAAAGGCGTTCGGATACCACAACTTGCCGTTAAACGCCCATTCAATTTCGAGGGCAGCAAAACCGTGACCGACTGCATCCATACAGTCCATCACCAAATCTTCAAGGTTGCCGAGCTGATAAAACAGCTCATCGACCTCATCACGCAGTTTTTCTTCCTGCGGTGTGGCATTGCGAGGGGCAACAATCGCCCAATCCACGCCCAATGCGGCACGCTTACGGGTTTGGATATTGGCAAAAATAGAGCTGTCCCGTTCTTCAATATCCATAAACAACTCGTGCTGGGCGGTAATATCGCCGTTCTCCGCATCTTCAAAAATGCTTTTCATCTTTGCCGGCGTAATAAAATTGCTCGGGTGGTCGGAGAGTACCCGACCTGTGGCGGTAATCTCGGCTAAATCTGTTTGCAATTCCTGATTTTTAATTGGGTTTAAATCAGGTTTAATTTGTTTTTTCTGTTTCTTTTTTGCCATTTTAAATTCCTAACACTATAAAGCCCCCTCTTTAATCAAAGAGGGGGTTGGGGGAGATTTTAGTGCCGCCACTTACTCTGATACTCACCGTCATCATCGCTCACACTTTCCCACTCAATCGGGGCAGACGAGCTGACCGCATTTCGCCATAACATTTCCAATGCGTCCGGCCCGTCATCGTGATCCGCTTTCGGAAAGTGGCGTAGCTGGCTTTCAAGGGTCGATTGCGAGCGGTGCAACAAAATCAAACCGTTAGCGATATGCGGTTGTAGGCTTTCAATGCGTAACATTTTGTCGCTATTTGGCTTGGTGGCGGTTGCCGGCACAGGCTTGCCCCGTTGTGCCGAACGCTTAACAAGTTCGGTCTGTAAAAACTCCTGAAATTGCACCGTCTCCACAAACCAGCGATGGCAGTTGTATTGCGAATGTAGTCTAATCACGTCCTCAATAATTAAATCCGGCAATCGTTTTTTGATTTGTGCCTCAACAACATAGAGCTTGCCACTCTCACGATGATAGCCACCGACCAAAATCGCACTTGGGTCTCGACTTGCACCCGCTTTACCCATTGAGGGGTCTAACGCTCCAAAGTAAATCAAATCATCGGGCAATTCTGTCCAGTATTGGATACTGTTGGCAAAAATCGCATCATCGCCCGAAACCGGGTCGTTTTGATACTCAGAATCAAAAGAGCTATGCCCATCACTGGCACGGATTTTCATCAAATAAAGGATTGGTCGGGCTAGCCACGAAACTACCGCTCCTTTATCCATTTCTGCTTTATGTTCTTGATAAAACAGGTCGGATAACGTATCGTCATCGCCCTCTTCGGAAAGGTAGATATTCTCCCATTCGTCCCAAAGCACCATATTGTCCGGAAAGCGTAAAATCGCTTTAAAATGGGCTTTTTTCCAGCCTTTGGTGCTTAAAATACGGTTAAGTACACTGTCATAATGCAAAATAGTACCGACATAAATCACATCAAACTTCTCGCCGGCTGCACCTAATTTCAGCAAAGCATTTAGCACCCAGTTATGTAACTTGTTACGCTGTTCAGGGGTTTGCACCATTTCATCATTTTCAATATCATCAAGCACGACTAAATCCGGACGATAAGCTCCGTGGCGGCGACCACGCAATTTCTGTCCGGCACCCACAGCCTCAACTTTCTGATTTTTACTGGTAATAATTGCACCTGCACGCCATACCTTACCTGCTCCAAGTTCAGGGAAATCAATCGCTAAACGAGGATTTGACTCAATTTCTACCTTAATAGCCTCAAGCATTCCGTAAGCCTGCTCACGGGTATCCATTGCAATAATGATGTAACGTTTCAGATCGCAAACCATACACCACAAAGGGAATAACTGAGTACAAATCGTTGATTTTGCCTCACCACGAGGGGCAGCAATCGCTTGGCGAACTGACTTGGAAAGATCACTTACCGAAAGTGGCAAATTCTCAAAGAGATAATGGTGCAACTGCGATTTATGCTCAGAACGCACATAATGCGGAAAATAAGCCTGCACAAAATACTCAAAGCCGTGAACAGGGTCTAAAACCTTCTGACGGCGTTCGCTAATGGCTTTTGGCGTATCATCCCAGCCTTCAAAACTGGCTTCGATATTTTGTTGTAACTGTCGCCGTAATTCTTCCAGTTCTTTTTCAAATTCTTTGATTTTCATAAATTACACACAAACTGCGATAAACAATAACCAACCCCAACCATCTGTACCATTAAGCATTAGCTTTATTGCACCGAGAATACAGGCAAGCTGAACAATCCAACGGAAATAGTAATGCTTATGCACCGCAGTTTGTTTTTTCTTAGCCAT